CCCGCCGCAGTTGCATTAATGGCGGTTGCGCTTAATAAATTTGGCGGCAATGGTAAACACAAAGAAGGGGAAATCGACCCTGTTACTGGGAAAATGTGGCATATACAAGCACGTAAAACAGGGAAAGGTTCTGAGTGGGCATTACAAGATAATCCTAATGGCAATCATCCTACAAAGAAATGGGTAGGTGGTAAAACTAGAGGAAGTGGCGGTCATTGGGAAAATGTCACTTCTACTTTGTCATTTGCGGATTTAGAAAAACAATATGGATTACCTGCTGGAATGTTAAGCAAAATAATGCAAATTGAATCACATGGCAATCCAAATGCTGTTAATCCCAAAAGTGGTGCAATGGGGGCATTTCAATTTATGCCTGATACTGCAAAACAATATGGCGTTACAAATCCTTTTGATAAAAATCAATCTGCAACTGGAGCGGCTAAATTTTTATCTGATTTAAGTAACCATTATAACGGTGATGTTGATAAAATGTTGGCTGGTTATAATTGGGGAATGAGTAATGTAGATAAAAAAGGAATGGGAAGTCTTCCACCTGAAACTACTGATTACTTGTCAAAATATCATACAATGACGGGAACAAATGCAACTGCGCCAATGTCTGCAAATAATTCTTCATCATCTACTATTCATACGACCATTAATGAATTAAATGTATATTCTGCGGCTCAAGATGCGACAGGGATAATTACTGATATTAAGAAAACATTACAAGACCAAGCCTTAATTGGTTATGGCGTAGGGGGAGCTATATAATGCCTTTAATTCCATATCCTAACATTCCTAATTTGCCGGGTGTTCCGCCAATCCCACGTTCACCCAATTCATTTCCTATTGCAAGTGTTTCTCAATCAAACCCAATATTAACAAAAATTACAGGTGCTAAATGGGGATTTGTTGGAGCTACAGGTCAAAGTATTATCACGCCTGATTCATTTATTGATTTTGAATATAGAGAAGAACGCAAAATACCAACCTATCCAATTGAAGGGGGAAGTTTTGCAAGCTATAACAAAGTTGCTATGCCATTTGATGTTAGAGTGACTATTTCATGTAATGGTAAAGGGGCTATGACTAAAGAGAATTTTCTTAGTACTATAGAACAATTAATGAACTCTCTAACACTAATTAATGTAATTACTCCAAACTTTACTTATCAGAATTGTAATTTAGTTCATGTAGATTATCGTAGAGAAGCCAAACAAGGTGTTTCTTTAATTATTGCTCAATTATGGTTTCAACAAGTTATAATTGCTCAACAAGCAACTCCAACGACTACTGAACCTAGTGGGGCTTCTACTTACATTAATGGGCAAGTATCTCCACTTAATCCGCCTGTTGTAATTCCATCAATTTTAGTTTCTACATGAGAATAAAATGATACAAATAATTCCTGTTAATTCTATTGCCTCACAATCATTTAATGTTCAATTAGGAACACAAAATTGTGTTATTAATTTATATCAAAAAAATACAGGTTTATTTTTTGACTTAAATCTTAATGGAACTCAAATTGTAAATTCAATGATTTGTTTAAATCTAGTTGGATTAGTTAGAGAGTCTTATTTAGGATTTACTGGTCAATTATTTTTCTTTGATACTTCAGGTCAAACTGACCCTGTTTATACAGGATTAAATTCTAAATATTTATTGGTTTACGAAGTATGAGTTTTGCTATTAGACAAATAAATTTACAATTCTCTGGGGCAACAACTGGAGATGTAAATTTACAAGGGTTAAAATGTCAAGCAGTTATCAGCAATCCGGGTGGAACAAATTCTATCGGTCAATTGCAACTTAAAGTCTATGGTATGACTTTAGAGCAAATGAATCAATATTCCAGTGCAGGTGCGAATTTAGTATCGGTGAATAATTTTAGCATAACTGTAGTTGTTGGAAATCAAGGTAAGCCTTTAATACAAGTTTTTTCAGGACACATTCAATCAAGTTTTATTGATTTTTCTGCTATTCCTGAAGTTTGTTTTGTTGTAACTGCCGCTTCAGGATACTATGAAAAATCAACGAGCGTAGCTCCTAACAGTTACAACGGGTCAAAAAATGCTGAAGATATTATTGCCTCATTAACTGCATCAATGGGGAGTAATTGGTCATTCAAAAATTTTAACAATAATGCTCATGCAATTATTACCAACCAGTATTTAAGTGGTTCTATTATTGACCAAATTAAAACTGTAGCTAAAGCCGCTTGTTTTCCATATAAAATAGAAAATAATACTGTATCCATTTGGTCTAATGATGGGAATATAGATGATGTGATTATTGATATAAGTCCTCAAACTGGATTAGTTGGGTATCCTGTTTATTGGGCGCAAGGTTTTTTTATTAAGACTGAATTTAATGAAGCGTTATCAAATGGAAGAAAAGTGAATTTAACATCATCCATTATTAAAGCAAATGGGGAATGGGATGCTCATGTTGTTACACATGAATTAAGTACACTAACAATAGACGGGGCTTGGTTTACAAGTGTTAGATTAAATAGGCGTTCTCAAGGTCAAGGTTCATATTATGTCACAGCAAACTAATATAATTAATAATCTAGTCCCTGCTGATAATTCTTCCGATATTGGTAGATTAAATTTTATTATGACAGCCGCCATGTCGGGATTAAGAACTGCTATGCCTGTAATAGTTCAAGCAGTTACTAATTCAGGGGGAGTTTCACCTATTGGATATGTAAATGTACAACCATTAGTTAGTGGCATGGATGGCAATAAAAATTTAATGCCACATGGAATAATTTATAATGTTCCTTATATGAGAATACAGGGCGGTAGTAATGGGATTATTCTTGACCCTGTAGTGGGTGATATTGGGATTGCGACTGTTTGCGATAGGGATATTTCCACAGTTAAAAATGCAAAAAAAGTATCTGCTCCCGGTTCTACTCGTAAAAATGATATGTCAGATATGGTTTATCTTATGACAATCATTGGTTCAGCTCCCACACAATATGTTCAATTTAATAGTTCAGGCATAACAATTACCTCTCCAGTAAATGTAACTGTAAATGCTCCAACTGCAATCGTAAATTCTTCTACAAGTGTTACAATGAATACGCCAATTTTAAAAGTGAGTGGTGATATTATAGATAATTCAGCTACTAATACTCATTCAATGGCTCAGATGCGGTCTATTTATAATAGTCATACACATTCTGACCCACAAGGCGGTAATACTGGTACTCCAAGTAGTCCGATGTAATAAAGGTTAAAAATGACAATAATTCAAAACTCATTATTACTAGACCAATCCGCATGGGACCTTGTATTAGATATAAATGGAAATATTGCATTAGCTGATGCGCCTTATTCTATTGCTCAAGATGTAGCTTCAGCTACTAGAACATTTTTAGGTGAATGTTGGTATGATAATAGTTTAGGATTACCTTATTGGCAAAATATTTTAGGATTATTTCCGCCTTTGCAATTTGTTAATTTACAATTAACAACGGCGGCATTTACTATTCCTAATGTAGTTTCTGTTAAAGTTACATTTACATCTTTTGAGAATCGAGTTCTTTCAGGAACACTACAAATTATTGATACTGATGGAGCAATTAACAATGTGGCATTTGGATAACCTATGACAATTAATGAATTAGCTGAATTGGTAGCTATTGAAGCTAGAGAAAAATATCACGGTGAATTTGCGAGGGCTGCATAATGTCAACTAACGTTCCTCAAATAACTTGGGTCAATGGCAGTCCAGTACTGCCTTCCGAATCTGCAATTTTAACTGGCGTACAAGCTGACATTGATACGGCTTTTGGTGGTGGCGTTAATCCTTCACTTCAAACACCTCAAGGTCAATTAGCGCAATCTGAAACGGCAATTATTGGCGATAAGAATAACGAGATTGCTTATATAGCTAATCAAGTTAATCCGTCAATGGCTTCAGGAATTTGGCAAGATGCAATTGGTGAAATTTATTTTATTCAAAGAATACCGGGTGCTGGTACAGTTGTAAATTGTACGTGTAATGGAGCTGTAGGAACAATTATTCCAGTAGGTTCAGTAGCACAAGATACAAGTGGATATTTATATTCGTCTACAACTTCTGCTACTATTCCTTCAAGTGGAAATGTTACAGTTCAATTCCAAAATCAAACGCAAGGTGCAATTGCTTGTGCTATTGGCGCATTGAATATTATTTATACTGCAATCGCTGGTTGGAATACAGTTTCAAATCCAGCAACAGGTACGGTTGGTAATTTGGTAGAAACTAGAGCGGCTTTTGAAGCTAGAAGGTCTGCGAGTGTTGCTGGAAATTCAGTTAATTCAATTCAAGCTATTTATGCCGCTGTAACACAAGTTCCAAATGTTATTGGAGCTTTCGTTACTGACAATCCTACAGGTAGTACTGTTAGTTATGGAAGCACAAGTTATTCGTTAGCGGCTCATTCTGTATGTGTGAGTGTAGCTGGCGGTACAAGTTCTGCGGTAGCTCAAGCTATTTGGGGTAAAAATTCACCGGGTTGTGCATATAACGGAAATACAACTGTGACTGTTTACGATACAACATATCCAACACCTTATCCAAGTTATTCAGTTACATATTTAATACCAACTTCCGCACCAGTTTATTTTATTGTTGAAATAAAAAATAATACTTTATTGCCATCAAATATTGTTCAATTAACACAAAATGCTGTTATTGCTTCATTTAATGGTCAAGATGGTGGGTCAGCAGTTACGATTAATTCAACTTCATATTCAGGTAGATATTATGCAAATATCAATGCAATCAATCCTAATGTTAATGTTATTGAAGTTTATCTAGGTTTAACAGCAAGTCCTTCTACATTATTAGCAGCTTTAGGAATAGACCAATTACCAACAATTACTGCATCTAATATTGTGGTGACATTAGTATGATGAGTTGGGATGAAACCTTATTAAGTCAATATGTAGATAGCCCTACGCTTGTAGGATTATTACAATCATTTAATGATGCAGTAGACCCTACTATTGATATTGCTAATTTTTATTCTAATATTTGGAATATAGCTACTGCTGTAGGAAATGGATTAGATATATGGGGTCAGATTGTTGGTGTATCTCGTTATCTACAAGTAAGTGCATCTAATTATTTAGGTTTTGAAGAAGCCTATACTGCTCCAACAGCGTCTACAGGTCCACAACCTTTTGGACAAGCTCCATTTGGTTCAGGAACAGCATTGACTACAACTTTTGCTTTAGCAGATGCTCAATATAGAAGATTGATTTTAGTTAAAGCGGCGGCTAATATATCCAATTTATCTATCCCATCTATTAATGCTTTGTTGCAAGCTGAATTTAGCACGAGTGATGGTATTAATCCTTATGGTTCAGCTTATGTAATTAATTCAGGAAGTATGTCATTCCAATATCATTTAACTTTTGTACCAAGTGCAGTACAAATTGCAATTATTAACAATTCAGGTGTATTTCCTAGACCTGCTGGCGTTAGCGTATCATTAACTTATTAATAGGATAAATCATGCAAAGTACCAATATACCAACCAAGATTCCATTGCCATTTGCTTATGCCGCTACTGGAAGTTATATCGCTACTATTCCAACAGCTTCTCAAATTGGGGTAACTAATGGTAAAGCATCTTTGCATGATGGATTTCCACCATTAACTTTTACGCCTATTAGTACAGGTGGCGTTCCACCTTTCGGTGCTGATTTTAATGGTATCTTAAATGAAATAACAGCAATTACACAATGGCAACAAGCTGGTGGTTTCTTTCCGTATGATTCAGCATTTTCTACTACTGTAGGTGGTTATCCTAAAGGCGCAGTTATATTAAGTAGTTCATTTAATGGTTTTTGGTTGAGTTCTACTGAAAATAATTTAACTAATCCTGATACTGGTGGTGCTGGATGGGTTGCAACTGCTTTTCAAGGATTGCAATCAATAGCTATGTCTAGTACAAGCGTGACTATGACTACATTACAAGCGGCTTATCCAATTGTAACTATTACAGGGACATTGACTGCAAATAGTACATTAATTGTACCAAGCCAAGTAAATGAATGGATTTTCTCTAATCAAACTTCAGGAGCTTATACCTTAACCGTTAAAACTGCGGCAGGTACAGGCGTTGTTATTACTGCTGGTTCATCACAATATACTTGGAGTGATGGCACTAATGTTTACTTTGCTAATGCTTCTGCGGTAACAAGTTTTAATACTCGTACAGGTGCGATTGTTCTTAATTCAACTGATGTTGTAAGTGCATTAGGATTTACACCTTATAATGCGACTAATCCTGCTGGATATATTAGTTCAAGTATAGGTATTGGTCAATCTTGGGTAAATGTAACTTCAAGTAGAGCATTAGGTTCTACTTATACTAATGGAACATCTAATCCAATTTATGTAAATATATGTATTACTTTTCCAACTGCATCTTATCAAGGAGTAACTTTTTACGTTAATTCAGTTGAAGTTGCAATTTTATATCATGATTTAAGTAGTGTGGGGAATAGTATGGATTTTTCTACAAGTTTTATAGTTCCTGTTGGGCAAACTTATGGGGCTAATGTAACAAGTGGGTCGGGGCAAAATATTGCTAATTGGGCAGAATTACGTTAATTAATATTTTACAAAGGACAATATCATGGCATTATTTTTCTCAAAATCACTCAATGCAATATTTGATTCAGCAGTTACTTCCTTAGACAAATTTCCTGCGGATGTAGTAGAGTATGTAGAAGAATTAGTAAAAGAAATAGAAGCGGATTTAATTCCTTCTAAAAAAAGCAAACCTGTTACAGTATCGATAACTCCAGCGATTACACCAGTAGTTGTTGAAGCAACTGTAGCAACTGATTCAACAGTTGCAACGCCTAAAACTACTGCATAAATTGGAATAATAATGGACAATCAATTACTGATTAATTTAGTTCTAGGTGGAGTCATGTCAGTAATTGGCTGGTTTGCTAGAGTATTATGGTATGCAGTAGATGAATTAAAAAAAGATTTATCTAAGCTAAGAGAAGAATTACCTAAAGAATATGTGGCTCGTGATGATTACCGCCAAGATGTGCGAGAATTAAAAGAGATGTTAAATAAATTATTCGATAGATTAGATGCAAAGGCTGATAAGTCATGAGAATAATTACCCATTTAATTGGAGTGGTACAAGGCAAGCATCCAATGGCTTCTAAAAGGTCTAGTAAATGGGCTTCTGTTCGTAAAGACTTTTTAAATGCTAATCCTGTATGTGCAGTTTGTGGAAAAAATGAAAAACTAGAAGTTCATCATAAAATGCCTTTTCATTTAAACCCTGCATTAGAACTTGATTCTAATAATTTAATTGTATTGTGTGAATCAAAACATAATGGAATTAATTGTCATCTAGCTTTTGGACATTTAGGTAATTTTAAAAGTTTAAATCCTGATGTAGAGCAAGATAGTAAAATTTGGAATAATAAAATTGCTAACAGAAAATTATGATTAAAACTTGGTTACATAACATATTAAGTGAACGTGATAATCAAACAATTTGCGCTTATAGGGTTATTGCTTTTATTGGTGGGATTGAAATGTTGTTTAAATTTGGCACAGTTATCAGTCCACAATTTAGCGATTTTGCTGAGGGTATTGCTGCACTTGGCATAGCCATAGCTGCTAAAAATTGGAGTGAAAAATAATGCCTTTTTTACTAATGTACTGGAAACAGTTAGCTATTATTGGTGCAATTGTTATTATTTTGCCTGTAACATTCTATAAAGGCTATGAATCAGGCAAAGCTAAAATTCAATCTTTATGGAATCAACAACAAGTATTAGATTTACAAGCGGTTGCCATTGCAGACAATAAAACCATTGCTACTAATATCAATTCTCAAAAGGTCACTCAAGATGAAAACCTCAATCTTAAACAAAGTCTTAGTTCAAATAATGATTATTACAGCCATCATAATGTTGCTGGTATTGATTACAGGGTGTGCAACCCAAGTGGAAAAACCGATAGTAGCGAAATGCCCAGCGTTCCCAATTCTACCAACCAGCCTAACGACAACACCGCCAACGCAGTATCTCGTACCGACTACGAAAAATTAGCAAATGATTGTTTGGCAACTACGCTTCAATTAGATAATGCTCAAACATGGGCGGCTGAACAGGCAACTATTAATGCTGAGTAATTTTGAAGCATCATTACATTATGTTTTAGCAAGTGAAGGTGGTTTTTCCGACAATCCTTTAGATAGTGGTGGTGCTACTATGAAAGGTATTACGCTAGAAACGTATAGAATCTACAAGAAGAACACACACTTAACGCCTAACGACTTAAAACTAATTTCCGATATGGATGTATCAACCATCTATTTAAATCAGTACTGGAACGCTTGCCGTTGCTCCGATTTACCTTCAGGAATTGATTATTGTGTTTTTGACATGGCAATTAATAGTGGAACAGGAATGTCAGTTAAATTGCTTCAAAAATCAGTTGGTACGGACATTGATGGTGTTCTTGGTTCTATTACTTTGGCTTTAACAAAAGGTAAAGACCAACTAGGATTAATTAGAGCCTTTAGTGACCAAAAAGAATCTTTTTATAGAAACATCGTTGCTAAAAGACCATCGCAATCAGTCTTTATTAATGGATGGTTGGCTAGAATAAATGATGTTCAAGAACGAGCTATTAAAATGATAACGCAATCAAGCTAATTCTTGTTGTTTTGTTAATCGATTACGATGTAATAAAAGCAACTTAGCAATGGCAAATAAAACCGCATAATCATTTTCATCCATCACATTAGGGAAGTTAATTCCTACACTCAAACAATCTTCTATTAAATTTTGTAATTCATTTATATCGCTCATTTGCGTGGCAACTTAAGCAATTTACGCAATTCTTTCATTTCTTCATCAGTCAGATTCATTATCCCACTCCAAGCCTTTTACTTCTTCATTTGCGTATTTCCAGTTAGCTATTTCTTCATCAGTATGAATACGTTTTGGTTTACGAAAAATAGAATTATAATTATCTGAATAAGTTTTACTAGGCTTAGTCACTATTGAATCGCCAGTAATTTCATTAAAAGCCATGATTTGCAAACTCCTTATGATATTTATTTCTTGCTTCAATAATTACTAATTTAGCATCATCTAAAGATTTAAAATAGCCTAAATGAATTCTGCCAATTTCAGTTCTTATTGCTACTTTCCATTTTTGCATTCTTGTATTCCAACTTACACCTTTAATTCCAGATGTATTTGTTGAATAATTTTTATGATTCCATTGATTTTGTTGGTCAGTACATTCTCTTAAATTGCTTAATCTATTGTCATTTCTTACTCCATTAATATGGTCAATTACAGATGGAAAATTTCCAGTAATAAACAACCAAACAAGTCTATGAGCATAATAATTATTGTTATTAATTCTTATTATTAAATATCCATTTACTTCTGTAAATCCTGCAACTTTTCCAGCTTTAACATTTCCACGAGATACTTTCCAAGTAAAATCTCCAGTATCTAAATGGTATTCTAAAAACTTTTTAAGTTCTGATTGTGTAATCATAATTAACTCCAAATGAAAAACATTTAAATTTTTTGTTTTTGTGCATTTCTCTTAATTTCCTTATGGCATTGAATACAATAACTGGTTAAACGCTCATTGATAGCGGTACGGTGTCTAGGTCGCTTCTTACACATAGGACAGATAGGTTCTTCTGCTTTAACGGGAATATTTAATAATTGAGAGATTAGATTACCTAACATTTTTTAACGCTTGCGCCTTTAGTCTTGTTTTTAAAGTAATTTCACGCTTACACTCTACACAATAATCAGCAATTTTACCACTTACTGCCGCAATTGAGCGTGGGCGTTCTTTACACTTAGGACATAAAGGATTGCGTAATGTAACTTTTTTTGCTGGTGGAATGTATAACAATTGGCTTACTAAACTAGATAACATTATGTGTTCTTCTCCCTTAAAACCTTCTCAATAGTTTTAGCAAACATGACTGGATAATCCAATTTTTTGTTTTTACCCAAAAAGTTAGCTATATCCCATATCTCATCATTTGTTAATCCTTGCCATTGTTTCTTTACTACCCAGTCACATACACATTCGTGGTAGCAAGCAGCGGCACATTCGCACTCATCAGAATTAAACATTATTCTTCTCCCTTAAAACCTTCTCAATAGTTTTAGCAAACATGACTGGATAATCCCATTCTTTATTCTTGCCTAAAAAGTTTGCAATGTCCCATATTTCATCATCGCTCAACCCATGCCATTCTTTAGGTGGGTGGGGGT